TGTGATGATCATCCTCAGCGCCGGCTATTACGACACACAGCTCATCGCAGGTACGCAGGCGACCGCGGCGACCTTTATTCCGGCGGTGATCGGTACACTGCTTCTGGTACTGTGGCTCAACGGCAAGGCGGTACGCAGATATCTACGGCATCTGTCGCGGGAACTGCCCAAGGTATTCGCGGCGGAACGCCGGCGGAGAGCCGCCCGCGCCGCAATGAAAGGTGCATAACAGCGCCTGCGCGGTAAAAACACAGATTGTCAACTCAAGTTTTTCAAAAGTCGACAATTTCCCCCATTTTGTCCACTTTTCGCGGAAAAAACGTGGAAAAATCGCGGACGAAATTTGTCGAAAAATGTGGTAGGATGGGTATAGTGAATATTGCGCGAGGGAAATGATCGTTTACAGAAAAAGAAAACAGGCTTTCGGCCTGTTTTCTTTTTTTGTTTTGTCTCCGGCGCATATTCACATCGTCTGCGAAAGGAGTGGCACAGTTGGCGCAGCGAAACGCGCGGAAAGCGAAGCGAACGGTACAGCAGTTCTGGACGGAGCTGATGGGAAACGAGTCGGCGGATATGAAGGACCGGCTCAAGGCAAGTGAATTTTTGGCGAAGAGCTTTGAGCTGTTCGGACAGAAGCCGTCGGACGAGGCGGAATCCGACGTATCGGTCACGGTACGCTACGGGGAGGATGACACATGACGCGTCTTCTGACGGTTCAGGCAAACCCCGTCTTTCGGGACGTCCATCGGGCAAAGCACCGGTATGTGGTGATGCGCGGCTCGGCGGGATCGGGCAAAAGCAGCGATACCGCCGCGATGTACATCCTGCGGCTCATGGCAGAACGCGGGAGAAATCTGCTGTGTGTACGCAAGATCGAAGATGCGAACCGTGCATCCACCTATGCCGAACTCTGCGCCGCCATCCGCCGCATCGGGGTATCGTCGTACTGGGAAGCGACGACCTCTCCCCTGCGGCTGCGGTGCCGGACAAACGGGGCTACGGTGCTGTTTCGCGGGATGCTCGACGAGCGTCAGCGGGAGAAGCTCAAGAGCATCACGTTTCCCGTGGGGAAACTCACCGATGTCTGGATCGAAGAGGCGACGGAAGTGAGTGCCGATGACTTTGAGATCATCGACGACCGTCTGCGCGGTATCCTGCCCGAGGGACTCTACTATCAGATCAAGCTGACGTTCAACCCTGTCAGTGCCGACCACTGGATCAAGAAGCGGTTCTTCGACCATCCCGACGAAAACGTCTTTACCCACCATTCGACCTTTCTCGACAACCGTTTCCTCGACGACGGTTTTCGGGCGCGTATGGAACGGCGTAAAGCGCTCGACCCCGACGGCTACCGCGTCTACGGACTCGGTGAGTGGGGCGTGCGGGGCGGACAGTACTTCTCCGAGTGGCGGGATCGGGTGCATACCTGTGAGCCGTTTCCTCTGCCGGAGAAGTGGCGGAAGTATATCACCATCGACTACGGTCTCGATATGCTCGCCGCCTACTGGATCGCCATGGATCCGTCGGATCGGGCGTATGTGTACCGCGAGGTGTACGAAAGCGGACTGATCATCTCCGACGCGGCAAAGAAGATCCTGTCTCTCTGCCGTGAGCCGATCTATCAGACCTTCGCGCCGCCGGATCTGTGGAACCGCCGTCAGGATACGGGACGTTCCGCCGCCGACTTGTTCGCATCCTGCGGTCTGCCGCTGACGAGAGCGGAAAACGACCGCATCGCAGGCTGGTACAACTTAAAAGAGTGGCTCAAACCCTTCTCCGACGAGTGGGGTGTGGAAAGAAGTCATCTGACCGTCTTTCGGAATTGTGCAAATCTCATCCGAACCCTTCCTTCTTTGACACGGGATGCACAGGACCCAAACGACGTGTCAAACACGCCTCACGAGCTGACCCATGCCCCCGACGCCATCCGCTACTTCGTGGCGGGACGTCCTGTGGCATACAGAGAGCAGACGCGGACGGGCAGAGCCCTCAAAGAGATGCTTGTACCGACAAAAAACGACGCCGTGTACTGACACGGCAAAAGGAGGAATGTAGTTGACAAGAGAACAGATCGTGCAGACGAGACTCATGAAGGCGAAGCACGGCAGATACGAGGCGGAGACCGTATGGGAGGCATGCAAAGACTACTACGACGGCAGGCATCGTACCACGCTGGAGATCGCAGAAAGCTGCAGAAAAGAAGGCATCCCCTGGATCACTGCCATGAGTCCCGACCCCTACATCCACGTGGAGAGTCAGATTTCCGGTGACGTACCGGACTTCTCCTTCCGCGGCAGAGAACCCGGCGACGAGGCGAACGCCAAAAGCCGTGAAGCGATGGTGCGGTATGTGCTGGAGGCGTCCGGCTATGCCGATCTCACTGCGGCGGCGGACAGACGTGCCGTCATCGGCGGTACGGCGGTGTGGAAGGTCTTCTGGGACGGCGGCGATGTACGCGTCGCAGGCGTCGATCCCGTCTGCATCTTCCCCGACCCTGCGGCAAAGCGTGTGGAGGACTGCGAATACATCCTCTACTGCTACCCCATCCAGCGCACGCTCTTTGCCAGACGCTACCGCGATGCGCTGCGTGAAGTCGATCTTGATCCCATGACGATGGCCGCAGATCCCTTTGCCGCCTTCGAGGACGGCAGTACGGAGAACGAGGATACGGTGGTGGTCATCGAGCACTGGTACCGTACCGATGAGGACGGCATCGCCTATGAAGTCTACGCCGGCGGCAAGTATATCACAGGCACAGACGACTACTGGGAGACGACACACTTTGCCTGCTATCCCTTCGTCTTCCGCTACTGGCTGTCGGACGCCGACTCCATCTGGGGCAAGGGCGATCTCGCCCCGATCCTCACGCTGGTGGATGCGGTGGACAGAGAACTGGCGGCAAGCCAGCTTTCCTCTGCCTTTTCCGGCAGTGATGTGATCCTTGCGGAACATGACGCCTTCAGCGTACCGCCGTCCAACCGTCCCGGTGCGGTATGGGAGTTAAAGCCCGGTGCCATGGGCAAGGTCGCCCGTCTCGGCGGCAGAAGCGGCGAAAGCGATCGCCTCGAGACGATCCGTACCCTGCGGGATCTCATTCAGGAGGCAGTGGGCAACTTTGATGTGGATATGGGCAGAGAACCGACGAACATCACCAGTGCGACAGGCATCGCCCAGCTCATCGAGCGCAGTGAGATGCGTAAGGCGACGAAAAAGGCAGAGCGTCTCGGCGCATTCCGCAGACTCCTCGCCCTCATCGACCGTACCGCGCTGGAATTCTACGACAAGCGCCGCGCCCTTTACATCGGCGCAGGTACGACCGATGCCCATACGGAAGCCTACGATCCCGCGCTGCTGCGGGGTAAGGACGGCTATTATCCCGAGGTGGATACGGTCATCTCCGCATCCGACGGTATGCGTACCTCCCGTGCGTTCCTCGTCAGCGCCATCGACACACTGATGGGCCACACCATCGACGATGTCAACTATCCGCTGGCAGGCAAGGCACTGGAGCTTGCGGGCCTTGACGACGCAGGCCGCGTCGCCGCCCACTTCGCAAACATATTCGGAAAGGAGGTGACGGAAGATGAAACACACAAAGAATCTGGTGGAGGAGATCCTCAAAGGCTTCATGGAGCATAAAGACGACGAGACTGTGTCCGCATCGGAGCGGGAGCAGACCGACAAGGCACAGTCCGATGCGTCCGAATTGCTTTTAAAGGACCTGGAGGCGCTCCGTAAGGAGTATCCCGACCTGCCTTTGGAAGAACTGGCATCGGATGAGCTGTTCATCCGCTTTGCAAGGGGCAAGGGCAACGATTTTCGTACCATCTGCGAGGATTTCGACTGCTTTATCGACTCGGTACGCCAGTCTATCCTCGAAGAACAGCGGGAAAAGAGCAAGAAGAAGCGTCAAAGCGGCGGCGGAAGCCGTACCGGTGCGGCGACCTATGGTCTGTCCCGCTCTCAGCTTGATTTTCTCGAGGCGTGGAATCGGGACAACCCCGGCTACGCCATGACCCCCAAGCAGTACGCCGAGCGTCTGCGCAACGGGTAGGACATCTATCATGACATTTATGCTTACAGGAGGAATGTAACAAATGGCAACATCCAACATCAACACCGCATGGAAAACCGACCTTTATCCCATCGTAGACAAGGTTTTCGACTTTGAATACCGCAGCCGTATGGCTTTGCTTCGTCAGATCGTCTCCGAAGAGGACTCCACCGCCGCAAGCTACCGCATCGAGGGTGCCGGCGGCTACGGCGAACTGCCCGCTTATGCCGGTGAGCTGACCGGTCTTGATCAGAAGCGCGGCTTCATCACCGTCATCACCCCCACCGAGCGTGCCGGTGCCATTGACATCGACTACAAATACGCAAAGATCGACAAGTCCGGCGAGGCAAAGCGTGCCGGCAGACGCGCTGCTTACTCCGCAGCCATGAGCGTCTACATGGGCGTACTGCGTATGTTCGGCAGTGCGTTCAACACCGCCGTACTCGGCGGCGACGGCAAGCCCTGGGCAGCGACCGATCATCCCGTGGCAAGTATCGCAAGCGATGCGACAGGCACTTCCACCGTCGATCCCGAGGCAGGTACTTACTCCAACCTCATCACAGAGGAGCTGTCCGTTGCCGCCATCACCGAGGCAAACATCATGGCGAACCGCTTCGTCACCCCCGACGGTCTGCCCTTCCTCACCGACTTCTTCTCCAACGGCATTCTCCTTGTCTCTCCCGAGCTGGAGGGTAAGGCAAGAGAGATCTGCGGTCCCCAGGCAAAGCTCTCCCCCGAGCAGAATCCCGACGGCGATACCTTTGCCGCAAATCCCGTGTACGGTATGAAGTACATGGTCGTCGGCGGCGGTGATGTCGGCTTTACCGCAAAGCAGTGGGCAGTCGCAGATGCGACTCTGCTGCGCGACTGCGCGAAGATCGTCTATATCAGCCGTCCCACCGTGCTCAGAAGTGAGCTGGACAATCCCCTCATCGCACGCGTTGTGCCTTATGTCGATTTCGGTGTGGGCTGGAGCGACGCAAGACCGATCATTTTCTCCAACCCCGCGTAAGAGGGATTGGAAGAATCACTGCGTAAAGATTTTTTGTTTTCTTTGCTCTGCAGGCCCCCTTTTCTGCTTGTCCGGAAAAGGGGGCCTTCGCAGACAAGACAAAACCCTCAATATAAAAGGAGGAATGCTTTTTGACGCTCGGACAATGTCTCGACAAAGTCTACAAGCTTATCAACTACTTTTCCCTGTCGGGAAACAAAATCACAAGAAGCGATGCGACGGCGGCGGACTACCGCTACCGTGCGGTATCCCTCATCGATACGGCGCAGAAGGAGCTGTGCGTCCACTACCCCATCCGCAAGACCTGTACCATGACGCAGAAGCGGCTTCGCAATCTCCTGCCCGACGCGACCCTTGCCGATGTGGGAAAACGCACCGTATACGACGTATCCTATGCAGCATCCATGACCTTTCTCACCGATGCGCCGCTGCAGGTCACGGTACAGTACTGGCAGGATGCGGCAGAGGAGACGGAAGACTCTCCCGCTGTCGAAGCGGGCTGGGTGGAGCAGGCATCTCTGACTACGGCAAAATACGCCTGTTTCAAAGAGTACGTCCTGCGGTTTGAACCGCACGACCGTCAGCAGATCCTGTTTGCATCCCTCGACCCCGCGTCCTACACCTACGTCGGCAATCTGGCGGTGTATGCGGAACAGTTTGCATCGGACATGGACGTGCCGCCGTGGCGCAGTTTCCGTGCCCATACCCTGCCCGAAGATTTCTACCGCTTTGAAGAGGTGACGTTTCAGCCGACTCCGTCCAGTTTTGTGACGAAAGATGTACCCTATGCCCTCGGCTACCGTACCCTTGACGTTGACCGCCGCTTCGACGGTTCGTTTCTTGTGGTCTACCGCGCCATGTGTCCCACCATCGACGAGCGGAGCAGTGAGGATACTCCCCTCGTCATCGACGAAGTCTGCGCGGAGCTTGTCCCCTACTATGCCGCGGCGATCCTTTCCGCGGAGGAGAATCCCCAGCTCAGTCAGCAGCTTATGAGTCTCTACCGCACGAAACTTGCCAATCTTGACGTGTCTGCGGTGACGGACCACATCCGCAACGACTTCTACGGAGGAGGCATGCGCGGTGCGATTTAAATCGGCAGTGTATCCCGGCGGTAAGTCTCCTGTGGGGAAGGAACTGCGCCTCGGCGGCAATGAGCGACGTCTC